AACTTCTGTTCCTGCGCCCCACCCGGGACGTGGAAACCGCTCAGTACATGGCGCACCGGATGATCAAGACCCGGGGCGATCTCGTCGCTATGGGCGTCTCGGAAGAGGACATCGAAGAGCACGGCGGCACTTCGGGTTGGTCGCACCGGACCCAAGAGGAAGCGATCGAGCGCATCCCCGATGGGGTGATGGCAGAGCCCGTTGTCCCGTCCACCGGCGAAGCTGGCGACGAGCACGACTACGTTGAGCACTACGTCTTCGTGGACTTCAACGGCGACGGGGTGCAGGAACTTCGGAAGATTTGCACGCTGGGCCCCAACTGCTTCGTCACCTCGAATAAGGTGATCGGTTGCCGCCCGTTCGCTATGTGGGGCCCGTACCCTACGCCCCACCAGATCGTTGCTCGTTCGGTCAGCGATCGGACGATGGACTTGCAGCGTGTCAATTCGGCGCTGGTACGTGGCGGGCTCGACTCGCTCTCTGCGTCCATCTTCCCACGGACTGCGTTCCAAGAGAACATGGTCAGCATTGCGGACGTGCAGAACACGGAGATCGGCGCGGGCATCCGCACCAAGGGCCGCCCCGGTGACGTGCTGCACAGCTTCACGCACAGCTTCGCGGGCAAGGAGATTTTCTCCTTCCTCGAATACATGCGCGGCGAGAAGGAGCAGCGGACGGGGATCGGGAACGGCGCCGCCGGGCTCGACATGGACGCGCTTCAGTCCACCACGCCGGATGCGGCGGCTGAGGCTGTGGCATCGAACAAGGAGCAGGTTGAGCTTATCGGCCGCATCTACGCAGAGCAGCTTCTCAAGCCGCTCTTCAAGGGGCTGCTGAAGCTCGTCGTGGAGAACCAACCCCGCGAGCGCGCCGTCCGGCTTCGCGGCAAGTGGACCGAGATTGATCCCCGCTCGTGGAACGCGGACATGGACGTTCGCGTTAACGTGGCGCTGGGCCGGATCGAAGAGCGCAAGCTCGCCATTCTGCTCGGGGTCAAGCAGGATCAGGACACGATTCTGACGCAGCTTGGGCTCAACGCCCCGCTGACCGGGCTCGCGCAGGCGTACAACGTCCGGCTTGACATCCTGCGCTTGCAGGGCATCGAGAACCCGGAGCGCTACTACACCGATCCGGCCGGGTGGCAACCGCCCCCGCCGCAGCCGAGCCCCGAGCAGGCGCTCGCGCAGGCGACGCTTGAGGCGGAGAAGATCAAGACGATGGGCGAGCTTGCCATGAAGCAAGAGGAACTCAACGTCAAGAAGCAGGAGATTTCGCAGAAGTACGCGATCGAGCAGATGCGCTTGCAGCAAGAGCCCATGATCGAGCAGCAGAGGATCGAGGCGCAGAGGCAGAGCGACATTGCGGAGACTCAGAACAAGGCGGCGGCTGACATGGCTGAGATGCGCCAAGAGTTTGAGTTGAAGATCAGAGAGATGCAGCTTGAGGTGCAGATGTTTCGGGAGAAGCTCTCGGCGGAGATCGCCGTTGAGCGCGAGAAGATTCACCTTCAGGCGCAGGTTGCCCGGGAGACGGCGGCGGCCAAGGCCAAGGATAGCCCGGCTGAGTGATCGTCCGAGACGCAGTGATCGAGCGGGGCCAGCTAATCGAGGATTTGCTCTCGCGCCCCGCTGTCCAAGAGGTGTTTGCTGAGATCGAGCAGGATTTGTTCGATGCGTGGAAATCCGGTGCCACGCAGGATGAGCGGGAAGCCGCCCATTCCGACTACCGTGCATTCGAGCGCCTGAAGGACAAGTTCAGGGCGTTCGTGGATCGAGGGGTTCAGGCAATTTCTGAGGCCGGGCGCGAAGAGCGTAGGCTGAAGGAAATCTGACCCACTTGACAGAATTGCACGGGAGACATACTGTTATGGCCGATACACCCGATCGTGGCGCTGACAATAACATCAACCCGATGACTGTCGCCGCAGCCGCATCGAGCTTGTTCGGTAACGAAGCCCTCCTTGACTACATCGAGGAACCCGGCGCGTCCGACGAGCAGCCCGAGGGGAAGCAGCCCGAGGGTGAAGTGCCCGAAGAGGAAGAGTCCACTCCTGAGCCGGACGAATCCGAGGGCGACTTGGAAGAGGAAACCCCACCGGCCAAGCCGAAGCACAAGCTGAAGCTGGGCGAGGAAGAGGTGGAGGTTGACGAGGACGAACTCAAGGCGGGGTACATGCGCCGCTCTGACTACACTCGCAAGACGCAGAGTGTGGCGGAGGAACGGAAGCAGGCTCAAGCCGAGAAGGAAGCCATTTCCAAGGAACGCGAAGCACTTGCCGAAAGGTTGAAGACGCTGGACGAGACTCTGAAGGCGAACACGCCGAAAGAGCCCGATTGGGAGAAGCTACGCCGGGAGATTCCGGCCGATCAGTTGGCTTCTCGCTATATCCAGTGGCAGGAGCACAAGAAGCGCATGGAAACTGTCTCTCAGGCTCGCGCTGAGGCTGAGGCGGCAGTGAAGCGGGACAACGACGCGAAGTTCTCTGAGTACGTAAAGGGCGAGAACGAGAAGCTGCTCAACTACTTCCCCGAGTGGAAGGATGAGAGCAAGAAGAAAACCGCCCTGACCAAGATCGCGCAGTATGCGATCAACGTCGCTGGGTTCACCCAGCAAGAGCTTCAGTCAGTCACCGATGCCCGTGTGATTCGGCTGCTCGCAGCGGCGCAGCGTCAACATGCTGTGTCCAAGGCCACTCCCGATCCGAAGAAGCAGGCGGAGCGGGCGGAGAAGGAAGTCTCGGCTCCGGGCACCAGCGTTGAGCGTAAGCCTGTAAGCAAGGGAGATCGCGCACTTCGTGCTCACGCGACCGAACGCAGCGTCCGTAGTGGCGCTCGCGCACTCGAAGCACTACTGGACTGATAAAGTCCGAAGGGTTCCAAGATGTCTATCGTTACTAACACCTATACCGGCTATACGGCCAAGGGTATCAGGGAGAATCTGACCGATACGATCTATAATATCGAGCCAGAAGAGACGCCCTTTATGTCGTCCGTGGGCCGGGGCTCCACGAAGACCACTTTTAAGGAGTGGCAGCAGGACACGCTGGATGCTCGTAGCTCGACCAACCAGCAGCTTGAGGGTGACGACATTGCGTCGTTCCCGGCGATCACTCCGACTGTCCGCGTGGGCACCTACGCTGAGATCGCGCGGAAGCTGATCATCCTTGCCGATACCCTTGAGGTTGTGGACAAGGCTGGCCGGAAGAGCGAGCTTGCGTATCAGACTTCGCTCAAGGCTGCGGCGCTGAAGCGCGACATGGAAGTTTCCATGTTGGAGAACAAGGGCGCCAATGCTGGTAACACCACGACTGCTCGCGTGACCGCTGGTATGGGCGCGTGGGTGAAGAGCAATGACGTGTTCGGCACTGGCGGGGCGAGCCCGGTGTACACCACTCTCCCGAGCGCCGCTCGTACTGACGGCACTCAGGCCGCCTTTACCGAGACGATGCTGCGCAACGCTGTCAAGCTGGCGTACGATGCGGGTGGGCGTCCCACTGTTCTGTCGGTGGGTAGCTTCAACAAGGCGCTCATCTCGACCACGTTCGACGGTATCGCGCAGGTGCATGTGAACACCAAGGAGAGCGCGGTTGCGGTGATCGGCGCCGTAGACGTTTACGTTTCCGATTTCGGCAAGCTCGCCATCCACACCAATCTGAATCAGCGTGCCCGTGATGCGTGGCTGCTGACTCCGAGCGGGATCAGCGTTGACTACCTGCGTCCTTACGCTGTGGTCAAGCTCGCCAAGACCGGCGACGCTGAGAAGCGGATGCTGATCGTTGAGTATCTGCTCAAGGTGAACCACGAGGCGCAGCACGCCCTCGTTGCTGACCTGACCACTGCCTAAGCCAAGGCAGGGGGATTGTGACCCCGGGATGCCCGTCACATATTTGTGGCGGGCATTTCCGTTTCCATCTGCACAAGAAAGTGTGCCATGCGACATGCGTTTCTTCTTATCGCGGGAATCTTTGCTACGCCACTGGCGGCGCAAGCACCCGATTCCACCCATCCCGGTACGCCTGCGAAGGAGTTCTACACTCGTGTGGTTGAAGTCCCGGCGAAACCGGACACGATCTTTGTCACGGACACGATCGAGCGTCCGCTCGCCAGTGGTGCGGACACTGCGGTGTCTGGCGACACGACGCGAATCACCTTCTGGCATCAGTACGTGGCGCGGTTCAACGACTCCGTGCAGGTCCGAGTGAAGGCACCGGCGAACCTCCCCAATCAGATTTGGGGCCCCACCGGCTACTTCAACGAGACTTCGAGCGGGCCCTTCACGCACGACGGGGGATCGGCCAGCAACAAGGCTGCGTACCTCTTGGATAACATTGCTGAGGCTCGCGCTCGCGGCGTCCCGTTCCAGCCCAACCTTCCCTGCGGCGGGCACTCGAAGGAGAACATGGGCAACTGCCTGCGAGATTCGGCGGGCGTAGCTGTGTTCTCCCGGGCTCGGTTCGACTCCGCCATGAAAGCGATCGCCGCCCCGGCTGTCGTGGCTGCGGTGCAGAAGGCGCACGCTGAGGGCCTGATCACCGGCTTCAACATCATGGATGAGGCATGGGTCAGCGGGGGCGACGATGGCGCCGGGAATGTCGTAGGGAACACTTGGGGCCCGCCCGGCACGATCAGCAAGGCTCGGGCGGATTCGCTCTGCGGGTTCGCTAAGACGCTCTTCCCGGGCGTACCGATGGGGATGTCAGGGCACCTCACTGTGTGGGAGCCTACGAAGCCGCTGAAGGTCTGCGACTTCCTGACCTACCAGTATTCACACCGCTTCGGGAACCTGACGACGTGGCGTGACGCTGTGCTCGCGCAGGCGGCTCAGAGTGGCTACAAGGTCCGGTTCAGCCTGAACGTGATCAACGGCGGGACGCAGGACCGGGACGGGACGTGGGACTGCGCTTCGGAGGGCGGGCGGCGCGGCTCGCGGGCCCCCAACTGCCGGATGACACCGGCGCAGCTTCTCACTGTGGTCAAGGCGCTGGCGCCCCATTCCCACGGTGGGCTCATGACGTGGAAGTATGACGGCCCGGATTGGGCGACCAACGCGGCGTACCAGACCGCGATTCGGGACGCGCTCGCGTTCGTGAAGACCCTGCCGTATAAGCCCGTGCCTGTCCGATAGTTAACGCAGGCTGTGGACAATTTTCGCCAGATGACGTAAATTGAGTCATCTGGCGATTGTTGTTTCCCGCAACATTTTCCCCGAAAGGGCGCTGTGAACCGGCTGTCAATCCGCACACATGTCCTGCTCGTTGTGGGCGCCGTGGCGATCGCGCTCGTAGGTAACAAGCTCTCAGACCATTGGGATACCCGGCTGGCGACGGCCCGAAGCACTGCCAAGGCGGCGATCGAGTACGCTGCCGAGCAGAAGCGGGTGGCTGAGTCTGAGGCGGCCAATGCGGCGATCGCGCGGGCTGCGGCCCGGGACGCGCTCGCGGCAGCGGCGCGGGCCGAAGAGCGCGCCAGAGCCCGCAAGGTAGAGTTCGTCACAGTCGCCGCCAGCGCCCCGGATACCTGCGCGCCGGTGATCGAGGCGGCAGAGGTGGCTCTCGCGGCCACTGAGGCTGTGGTGGACTCCCTGAAGCTCGCCAACGACTCCCTGAGCGTCGCCTTCGAGGATCAGAAGCGCGCCACGGCGGCCCTGAGCGACGGGCTCGGAACCGTGGTTGAGGCGACTGACAATCTGGTGGACGCATCGAAGCCGAGCTTCTTCTCGCACCTTCTGCCCAAGCTCGGGGTGGGCGGCGCGGCGGGGATCAACCCCAAGGGGGAGTTCGATGCAGTCGCGGGCGTAACCTTCTCTTGGAGTTTCTAACCGTGCATTCCCGCATCTTCTCTGAGAACCCTCTCGCTGGCATCCGCCGTATCTGGCACTCAGACGCGGACGGCGAGAACTTCACGATCGAGACGCAGCAGAACGTCAGCCCGATCCTTGAGAACAACGCGGCGATCATGTCGCACAAGGCTGACCGGCACACCGGCCGGATGTTCGATCCGAAGGCGTTTGCAACCCACGTCGCTTCGATCCCTGTCAGCGAATACTTCCGCCTCAAGCGGGAAGGGATCATCGGCGGCCCGAACGGCGAGACGATCCTCGATGACGAGCGCTTCGTGAAGTACCTCAACGATCGGGACAACCTCAAACTCCGCACCAACGAGGGAAGACTATGAGCGAAGTGATCGAGAGCGCGCACCGGGTACGGGCGCCTTACTACGTGGTGATCGCTATTCCATGCGGGGATCAGGTGGACGCGGGCTTCGCGTACGATCTGGCGACGCTGACCGGCTCGATGGCGTTCAACCGGCGCGACGTGGACTTGCACATCGAAATGAACAAGGGCACGCTGCTGCCGTCCCAGCGCACCGGACTTGTGTACGCGGCGCTGGCGCTCAACGCGACGCACATTCTCTTCCTCGATTCGGATATGCGCTTCCCGCCGAATCTGCTGCACGAGATGCTTGAGGCCAAGTCGCCCGTGGTGGGCGTGAACTACGCCACCCGGCGCTTCCCGATCCGGCCCACTGCCTTCCTCGATGAGCTAGGCGAGAAGCGGCTGTACACGACCGATGAGAGCACCGGGCTCGTGAAGGTGGCGAGCATGGGGCTCGGGGCCACCCTGATTGACATGGACGTGTTCAGGTTCGTCCCGCAACCGTGGTTCCCGATCGAGCATTACACCAAGGCTCTGCCGGACGGCCGGGAAGGGCACTTCTTTGTTGGGGAGGACATCAACTTCTTTAACAAATTGCGCACAGCAGGGATTGACGTACTTGTGCATCAGGACTTGTCCAAGCATATTCGTCACGGAGGTTCGTGGGAGTATTCCCATGATCACGCGCTCGTTCAGCGCGAGGAAGTGCAAAGCGCTGAGGTAGCGAGTGGACCCGATCACGTCGTACGCGACGCTGCAAGCGGCAGTGGCATCGTGGTTGTTGAGAGATGATCTCACCAATACGATCCCTGCGCTGATTCAACTGGCCGAAGCCAAGATGGCTCGGGACGTGCGTCGCAAGACGCTCCGGGCCACCTTGACCATTTCGGACTTTGCAACCGATCTGAGCGCCCTGACCAACTTCGGGGAGCTTCGCTCGATCAACCTCGTCACCTCTGACGAGTCGCTCGACACACCGATTCACATCGGCTCGATGGAACAGCTTGCGGAGCAGCGCGCCCGGATGATCACGCCGGGCCGTCCGAAGTTCGCGGCTGTGGTTGACCAAGAGCTTCTCGTGGGCCCTACGCCTGACGACTCCTATGACGCTCAGGTGACCTACTACGAGGCGCTTGTGCCCCTCTCTGCCTCTCAGACGACCAACTCGCTGCTGACTGAGGCGCCGGACCTGTACGTGTGGGCGACCTTGCTCATGGCCGCCCCGTTCCTTGAGCACGACGAGCGCATTCCTACTTGGCTCAACTACTACAACGACGCTGTGGCCGGGTTGGCTAACAAGCGCGACCAAGAAGAGTTTGCGGCCAGCCTTCGGCCGATCCGCCTTCCAATCGTATTCGGATGATCTATGGCTACGACACCTAACTTCGGCTGGACACTGGCGAGCGTGGGCGGCGACAACAACGCTTGGGGCACGATCCTCAATACGCTCTTCAATGCCATTGACGCGGACCTTCAGGAAGTGCTCGACGTGGCCGATGAGGCTCTCACGGCGGCCGATGCACTCGATGACGCGGGCGTTCTGGACCCGATCTCGAAGACGCTGTACATCTCGTACGCCGGGTTCCAGCCTGCGGCCGATGAGGATGACACTACGTACGGGGTCAGCGGCGCGTACCTGACCACGGACAACAGCGGCAACCCTGACATCTTCTGCCCGATCGTGCTGCCCCCGGGCGCGACGATCACGCAGGTAGACGTGCTGGTGGACAAGAACGGCAATACCAGCGTCACGGCGCGGCTGAACAAGGTTCCCTTTGCGACCGGCGTCAAGGCTGAGGTGGGCACCGGCAGCACGAGCGCCAGCGGGCTTCAGTCCGCTTCGATCGCCGGGCTGTCCGAAGTTGTGGGCCCCAACTTCTACACCGTGGAAGTGGAGTTCAGCGGGCTCGGAGTCACGGGTATCAAGGTGTACGGGGTGAAGGTTACCTACACCTCACATGATCTTTCGGAGGTGATGTGAGATGGACGCCTTCGACATTGGCCGCCGGTTAGGCGACCTTGACGCGCGCTCTGAGAGGTTAGAGAGCACGGTAACCGACATCAACGGCAAGCTCGACACGCTCGTAATGGCGGCAGCAGAGAAGCGCGGGGAGAAGCGAATGATCGCTTTCTTCGCAACGGCAATGGGCGGTATCGGTTCGCTGGTGATGTCCATCATCTTCAAGCTATGGGACAACTGACCATGCTCGGATACCGCAAGCTGATTGTCGTCTTGTTCGCCATGACCTACGGGTTCGTTCTCGGGCTGGCAAGCAAGCTGACCCCGGAGTTCGCCACGATCGTATCAATCACCGTGGCGTCCTACATGGGGGCGAACGCCTTCAACAAGAAGGCAGGAAACGATGGACACGGCGCGTGAGTTACTCGATCACCTCAAGGAGTTTGAGGGCTTTGTAGATCACCCGTACTACTGCGCGGCGGGCAAGCTGACGCTGGGTTACGGGCACCGGATCACCGAGAAAGAGCGGCGCACGATCACGAAGCAAGAGGCGACGCTGTTGCTCATGGAAGACATTGCGCACTACACGCTGGGCGCGGTTCGCCACTCGCCAGTGCTGAAGGATGTGGGCGGGCGGCGGCTGAATGCGATCATTGACTTCTGCTTCAACTGCGGGCTCGCTGCCTACGCCGGAAGTACCCTGCGGAAGAAGGTAGACGCGCAGGATTGGAAGGCTGCGGCGGCGGAGATGGAGAAGTGGGTGTACGTGACTGACCCGAAGACGGGCGAAAAGAAGAAGAACGCATGGCAGGTACGGCGCCGCGAAGTCGGTTCGGCGTGGCTACTCATGGGAGGTTGACAGGTGGCGGGCTGCTCCTGAGCAGAGCAACCCGAGCCCTTCACGCAGAAAGCTCACGATGATCGAGAAACTCTTCCCCCTGAAGTTCCCCCCGGGGTTCTACCGGAACGGAACTAAGTACGAGGCCAAGGGCCGTTGGTATGACGGCAACCTCGTGCGTTTCTATGAGGGCGCCATTCGGCCCGTCCAAGGCTGGCGCGTCGCCTTCGATGAGAACAACGATCCCATGCCCGCGCTCGAAGGAGTGCCCCGGGCCGCCTTCGGCTGGCGCTCGATCGTGGGTGAGGTGCAGATCGGCGTAGGGACCACTGAGAAGCTGTACGTGATCAAGGACGGCACTGCGTACGACGTGACCCCGAGTGACTTCGTGGGCGGCGGCGGGACGGCTGACTCTGGCAGCTACGCCACCGGCACGCTGACGAGCACCGGCGTGAACGTCTCGGTAGACGACACCGTGACCGTAGGCTCGCGGACGTACACCTTCAAGACGGCGCCCACCACGGTAGCTAACGAAGTGAAGATCGGGACTGACGCTGAGGATTCGCTCGCCAACCTGCGCGCTGCGATCAACCGCATCGGCACGCCGGGCACTCAGTACGGTTCTCTTACTACCGTCCACCCTGACGTGTCCGTGACGGCGGCCACCGCAACCACGCTGACGCTGCGGGCTCGCGTCCCGGGCTCGGCTGGCAACTCGATCGCCACTACTGAGGTGGCGGCTACCCTGTCCTTCGGCGCTGCCACCCTGACCGGCGGCGCGGCGGGCACGGGCGACTACGGCACTGGCACCTTCGGCTCGGGGCTGTACGGGATCGGCCGGGCGCCGCTGGCGGCCCAACTGAACGACGCGGATACGTGGCAGCTTGACGCCTTCGGAGACACGCTCGTGGCCTGCTGCACCAACGGCGGGCGCATCTACGTGTGGGAGGGCGACACCGGCGCGATCGCTGAGGTGGCGGAGAACTCCCCTGAGCCGAACCGTGGCGTCGTGATCACGCCCGAGCGCTTTATCATGGCGCTGGGCGCGGACGGCGACGTGCGCAAGGTCATGTGGGCTTCGCAGAACTCAGTGACCGATTGGACTGCCACCGTGGACAATACGGCGGGCGACTACTCGCTGATCACGCAGGGCCGGATCATGACCGGGCGGCGCACGAAGGCTGTCACCCTGATCTGGACTGACGCGGACCTTCACAGCGCTACCTACATCGGCGGCGAGTTCATCTACTCCTTCAAGCAGGAAGGTGACAACTGCGGCATCGTGGGCCCGCAGGCTGTGGCGATCGTGGACTCCACTGCGTTCTGGATGGGGCGCGACAACTTCTATGGCTTCGACGGGTTCGTGACCCCTCTGCCCTGCTCGGTTCACGACTACGTGTTCGATGACTTCAATACGTCGCAGAGCGCGAAGGTCTTCGCCTGCCCGATCTCGGAGTTCGGGGAAGTGTGGTTCTTCTACCCTTCGAGCGGCTCGGAAGAGAACGATCGCTACGTCATCTACAACTACCGGGAGAAGCACTGGACGACCGGCACGCTCTCGCGCACGGCGGCCATTGACCGGGGCGCGGTTCCCAACCCGGTGATGTTCGACTCGCTCGGCACGATCTACTCGCACGAGCTTTCCGCCGGTGGCGATCGCACGATTCCGGCGCCCACCCTGATCTCGGACACGCTCGAAGAGGCCACGAGCGGCGCGCTTGATTCCACGGTGGACACGTTTACCGCCACCAACGGCACCGATCTCGATGCCTATTCAGGCGAGCTTGGGGGCTGGACGCGGGTTGTGGGCCCGGGGGCCCTGACCACGATCCAGAGCAACCGGCTGGAAGACGGCTGGGGCGGCGGCCCGGTGCAGGAAGTTCAGCACATGGTGGACACGTCGCCGGTCAGCGCTGACTACATGGTGAGTTGCACGCTCGGCAACGTGAGCGCAGTCGCTCTCAGCAACCAAGACGTGCGCATCATGGCGCGCGGCTCGCTGGCGGATCGCTCGGGCTATGGGGCTCGGGTGGCGTATGGCACCAACCCCACTATGCAGATTTTCGTGGTAGACGCGGCGGGCGTCACTACTACGCTGGGCGCGCCGTACGTGGATACCAACTGGAATCTGCTGACGACGCAGAAGACGCTCTCGATCCGAGTGACCGGCACGCTCATCGAAATGCTGCTGAACGGTGTGGTCATCTCGCGGGCTGAGGACTCCACTTTCTCGGCGGCGGGCAAGATCGGTATCTACTCTTCGGGCGGTAGCTCAAGCGATCAGCGCCCCACGTACGAGGACTTCACTCTTTCGTACGTGAGTCCTGAAGTGGCCTTGCAGGATCACACGCCGGGCGGCTCGCCGGAAGACTTCGATTGGCTCAAGACGGCGGGCGACGATCTCGTGTTCCTCGACGGGCTCTTGCGCCGGGACGGCACTAACGAGTCCTGCTACGTGGCTGACATTGCGCTTGACTCGAATGACTACACCGTGGCCGGTGACCTTGCCTTGCTGGCGGGCCCGTACTCTGGTGACATCTTCGGCGGGGTGGGCGCACGCATGGCGGGCGCAAGCTCGAAGGCGGGCTACTACTTCGGCGTTCGCACTGAGGGCGCCGCCCCCACCTTCGTGCTCAAGGGGCTCGATTCGGCCGGGGCGAACATCTTCACGCCGGTGGAAGTGGATGTGCCGTCCTCGATGTTCCCGGGCGACATCATCCTGAGCCTGACCGTGGTAGGTAGCACGCTGAGGGGCTACGCCAACGGTGTGCTCATGTGCGAGACGACCGACTCGACCTACACCAGCGGCAAGGCGGGCACGTTGGGCGGCTGGCCGCACGCTACGGCGCCCACCGGCTACGAAGACAACTTCGTGGATACCAGTGGCACGGCACTGACGGCGCACACGCCGGACGGGTCTTCGGCGTTCGCGTGGACGGCGATCCCGGTAGGCTCGCCCGTGGCTATGACGATCGAGAACAACAAGGCGGATGCCCGGGGCCTGACGGCGCCGGTGAGCCGTCACGGTTCCTCGAATGCGGACACGGCAGCGGGAACGGAGTTCAGGGCGACGATCGGTATCAACCTGAACGCCCTTGGCAGCATGTTCACGGGCGGCAGCGCGGGAGTGGGGCTCATGACTGATCTTGTGGCGCAGAACGGCTATCACGCGACTCTGCAATTCGCCACAACGTCTACCTGCATCCTGACGCTGCTTCGCTTCGCCGCTGGCGCGCAGACTTCGCTCAGTAACTTGACGATTCCGCGCCCGGCCGCAGGCACGCACGAACTCACGATCGAGTTGCTCGACAACAACATTGTGCGGGCGTCGTTCGGCAACTACCTCATTGCCGATCACGACAATACCTACTCTTCGGTTCCCCGCCCCTCGATCGAGTGCCGTACCGACTCGACGCAGGATTTTGCGATCGAGTATTTCAAGTGCGGGACCGACACCTCCCCGCCCCTGATCGGGCTCACGGCGAACTTCGAGGTGACGGGCGTCTCGGCCGAGTTGAGCGGCAGCGCCGGACTTGACCCCGATGACGTGACGATCAGCGCGGACGGCAACCTTGTCTTGGTTCCGTTCATCGAGTCCGGCCCGATCGAGATCGGTGACGGCGACCACGTTTACCGGGTGCAGCGGATCGTGCCCGATGAGAAGAACCTTGGCGACGTGCGGGCCCGCTTCTACACGGGCTTCTTCCCCACGGAGACAGAGGTTGAGCGGGGCCCGTACACGCTGACGAATCCGACTTCGGTGCGCTTCGCCGCTCGGCAGGTACGCTTGCGGCTCGAAGAGGCGAGCGCTGGGGAGAATTGGCGGATCGGGGTAACCCGGCTGGGGATCATCCAAGAGGGCCGCCGATGAGCCGCCTTCCCCGGTTCCCGCAGCCGCCCCGGGACAGGTACAGCTACGACAACGAAGCCGCCTTCCGCCGGGAGGTGGCTACGTGGCTCGCTGGCGTTCAGGGGCTCGCGGGCGAAGCGGGCTCGGTAGCTACGGCAGCGTGGGAGGACATCACCGGCACGCCCACCACGCTCGCGGGCTACGGCATCACGGACGCGCAGGCGAAGATCGAACGTGACACCGTGCAGGTAACCACGGCGAGCCTTGCCGTGGACGCGACCGAGAACGGGACGATTGCGCTGGGCAAGAGCGGGTTCATTCTGAATGCTGTGGCCGATCGCGCTGCGTGGGTGAGGCTGTACGGCACGGCGGCGGAGCGGACGGCTGACGCAGCGCGCGACATTGCGGACGATCCCACGAACGACGCGCCGGTATTGGCGGAGTTCTTGTTTGACGCGAGCCACCTGACGATTCCGACTGCGCCGCTGATCGGCTACACGAATCGGGACGGCTCGCCGGTGACCACGATCTACTATGCGATTACGAACAAATCGGCAGGCACGAGCACGGTGACGGTGACTTTCACTCGCATGAACTTGGAGAACTAAATGGCTACCCGGACTACGACAACGGTCATGTCGCACACCAGCGACGCCACCTTCCGCGCAACGGGGAAGTGGTTCAGCGAGTGTTTCTCCACCTTCGGGTGGACGCTGACTTCTCAGACGTTCGCGGCTGGGTCCGATTGGAACACCGTGACGTGGACCGGCGTAGCCAACAGTGCCCGCGTCACGGAGATTTGGGCAATGGCTGACACGGCGCAGTCTACGAGTCCGCTGTACGTGAAAATCCAGTACGGGGCCACCTCGACTGCCAACTGCTTCGGAATCCGCTTGCAGATCGGCACCGGCCACGACGGTGCGGGCAACCTGACGAACATCATGCACGATTCCGGTGTGGCGTTCTTCGGGCAGACCGTCACGAACGCGAACGCCATGACGCACTACGCTTCGGGCGACTCTGGCCGCATCTGGATTCATCTGGCGGCTTCGGGCACGTCGTGGGCGCAGACAAACACGCTCGGCATCTCGATCGAGCGCCGCCGGAATAGCTCGGGCGTCGCACAGACGACCGGATTCCTGAGCCTGCGGTGGGGCGCCACAACCGTTGCGACGAACGGCTATCTTGCCAATTCGGCCGCGCCCATGAACGGGAACGCCTTCTACTTCCCGGCCGTCATCACCAACGCTTCGGATGCTACGCTCGATAGCAAGGTGGGCGTCTATCCCCAACTCTATCCGCTCGGGCCGTCCGAGATGGGGCTTCAGATTGTTGGAATCATCCGAGTCAGCTACCCGGTGGGCACAACCTTTACCTGTACCGTGCTCGGCACAACCCGAACCTACATGCCAACGCAGATCGCGGCTGGCGTGGTGACCGCTCTCGCGGGCGCCACCCACATCTCGCCTGCGTTCCTCTACGAGTGATCTATGGCTGGCGAGACTCTGAGCCCCGTGCCTATGGCGGCAAGCCCCACGCTGCCCTCGATTGACCTTGAGGAAATCGCCCGGATTTACCCGGGCGAAGTCGCCGGGGGCGAGGGCGCCACCCGGCCCGAGTTCGGGCAGTTGTGGCCGCGCGGAAACACCCGGGGTAATGCGTGATATGTTCACACCTCTGGAATTGTACCGGGCGCAGATCGAAGGCGCATTGCGATATTCAGGTGGAACGCATACATTCGAGGACGTGCAGGAATCCGTACAAGCAGGGGCAATGCAGGTCTTCGCCCGGCCACGGTCAATCATCATCACAGAGATCGTCGTCTTTCCGCAGCGCAAGGTACTGAACATGTTCCTTGGTGGCGGAGAGATGGAAGAGATCGAAGATATGTTCCCCGAGATTGAAGCGTGGGCAGCTTCGATGGGATGTGCAGCGGTCACCGCTACCGGCCGCCACGGATGGGCTCGATCGTTCATGACGCGGAAGCGCGGTTACGAATCGGTCGCAACAGTTTACTCGAAAGAGCTTGCTCATGTCTAAGGGCGGCGGAACTACCAAGCAGACAGTCACTCCCGATCAACTCACGCAGAGCGGGCGCAACTACCTCGATCAGCGCACGCGGGGAGTGCTCGGGGGCCCTGAGTACACCGGGCTTACCAGCGGCGCCGCCAATGCGGGCCAGCTTGGCTTCAATGCGCTGACGGGCGACATGGACGCCTTCGCGCAATTCATGAATCCCTACAACGATCAGGTGCTTGCTCGGATGCGTGAGGGCTTCGGCCACGCGGCGAGTTCGGCACTCAACTTCGCGGATCAGCGGGCGACGCAGGCGGGCGCCTTCGGTGGCTCTCGCGCCGGGCTTGTCTCCGGGCAGGCACTCGCGGATGTGGCGAGCCGTCAAGCTGACGCTGAGGCGAACTTCGCGTATCAGGGATTCAACGACGCTCAGGCTCGCGCGGCTCGTGCGGCGGCTATGGGGCTCGAAGGGTGGACCGGGCTTCAGCAGCTTCCCGGGCAGATGATGAACCCCGTCTTCCAGTACGGCGGGCAGACGACCACGACCAAGCAGCCGGGCGGCTCTGTGCTCGGCGGGCTGGTGGGCGCTGGCGCGACGATCTTCGGCGGCCCTCTCGGGGGCGCGATCAGCAAGGGGCTCGGCTTCGGCGGGATGCCCGCTGCGCCGTCTGTCCCGGGCGCCGGTGGCTCTGTGCCCCCTGAGTATTTCGCTGGCCTGCCCGATGGCAGCTATCAGGCACCGGCGCAGCAGCCTTTTAATTGGGCGAGCGCTGGGTGGGCTCCCCCGGTGTACCGGAGGTAACCGTGACCGTCCCGTTCCTGTCTCAACTGTTCGGGCCGCAGGATCAGAACGTTGATCCCAGCCTCATTCCGCCTGAGATGCTCAAGTCTCTCGGGCGGAACTCGCTATTCAACGCCGGTATTGCAATGCTGGGTCATTCGTCCCAGCCCGGCGCGACGTTCGGCACTTCGCTGGCGACCGGACTCGATGTGGGGCGCAAGACTTATCAAGAGAACATTGATCAGGCGGAGCGGCAGAAGCTCTTGGGCGACAAGGCAAAGGAAGCCGAGCGCATCCGCATTGCGCGCTCGGGGCTTCAGGGCAAGTACGCCCCGCAGGAAGGCGAGACGCCTGAGCAGAAGGTCAACCGGCTCACCAACGCTGCGTACGAGTACGCGAGCTACGGCGACACGGAGACGGCGAGCGAGCTTGTCTCGATCGCCAACGCTCTGCGCCTGAGCCGGAACAGTCCCTTCTCGAATCCGTACACGTACATGCAGAAGAATGGGCGCATCTACCAGATCGAGAAGCTCACCGGCAAGGTGCAGGAGATCAAGGACGACGGCAGCTACGAGAACGCACAGCGGCTCGCTGAGGCGCGTCTTGAGCTTCAGGAAGCGGGCCTGAACCTGCGCGGCGCCAACCTCGACATTGCGCGCGAGCGGCTTGGGCTCGCCCGGGATGCGGCGGTTCGTCCGAGCGTGAGTGAGGCTGACACCGGGCTCATGGCACGGCTGGCGAAGGAAGTGGGCCCCGTGCTCGACAACGCCCCGGCCCCGGATCGTCTCGCGTGGCTGGCGACGGTGGCAGGCGTCAACGAAGGGCTCGATGCCAACGAACAGAAGTTCAACGTGGCGGCCAATCAGTTCATGGACGCTTACGTACGCGAGACTTCAGGCGCGGCGCTCAACAAGGATGAGATCAAGCGGGCGTTCCGTATCTACATCCCGCAGCCGGGCGACTTGCAGCCGAACCTTGAGTACAAGAAGCAGCTTCGGAACAAGCTGATTCAGTTGCTCATGATCAAGGGCGGGCGCGCGACGAAGGAAGAGATTCTGAACCCCGCCAGCATTGATCTGACTACCGCGAAGGCGCAGCAGAACAGCGCTGGCACCGGCGCGGATAATTGGCTGCTCAATGACGACGAGGGGAGTGACTTCTAATGGACCCGCTTCTTGAGCAGGCAGTCAACGAACTCTACGCCAAGATTCTCGCTGGCCGGGCGAAGGGTAAGCAGGCGACGCCCGAGCAGATTGACGAGTTCATGCACGCCCGCACCGGCGGGAAGTATGGGCTCGCTGACGCACAGATGTTCGTCCAATCGCTGCGCGACAACAACGCAGCGGGCATGGCGACCGGCTACGCTCAGGGGCTCACCTTCGAGCACGCTGACGAGGCGGCTGGCGTCGTGGGCGGCGACGCGGCTCAGGCCGGGATGCGACTGCAAGATCAGGCATACTCCGATGCCCACCCGTGGCGCTCGGGCCTGTCCCGGGCGGCTGGGGCCCTGACCCTTCCGCTGGCGGCGGCTGGCGCGGCCCCGGCGGCGCTGGGGGCGGGCGGCGCAGGCATGGCGGCAACCCGTGCTGCGCTCGCTGGGGGCGGCGCTGGGGCGCTTGCAGGCATGGGGGCGTCTGAGGACACGGACCCGGGGGAGATCGCTTGGGACGCGGCCAAGGGCGGCGCTTTTGGGCTGGCCGCCGGACCTATCATCGGGGCCGGGGCGAAGCTCGCGCGGGGTGGCGCCAACTGGATGCGTGATCTGTTACGGAATCAGGATGACGTGGCGATCGAGCGGGCCGGGCGGCTCATGCCCGAAGGGCTCGCGCAGCAGCACGCCCGGCAGGAGATGGTAGCCCCGGGCACCTTCCTCCCGGCTGGGGCCCACGAGGCGACCACGCAGGTAGCTCGGGGCGTAGGCTCTGCCCCGCACGCTGCCCTGAGCGGGATTGATAAGACGCGCCGGGCGCTGGCCGAAGTGGAGAATGCGCTCGAAGAGGCAGGCAAGGAGTACGACGATGTGGCGCGCAGGCAGGGACCGATGGCTGTGGACACGGAGCTTCGTGATCTGCTGCACATGATCGGTGAGGACTACATGGGCAACCACATCGGCTTCAAGACGCTTCAGCGCATCCGTACGGACGCGCGTGAGCGGCTGAACACAGCGAACAAAGCCAACGTGAAGGAGACGTACGGCGCCTTCAAGAAGGGCATTGATAAGTGGCTGCGGACCCGGGCGCCTGAGCTTCACGAGCTTGACTCGCGCTATCGGTTCCTTGCGGCGACGCGGGACAACTACGAGAAGCTGCTCGAAGTGGCGGAGCGCTCGAATATCTCGCACGGCACGAACGCTTTCTTCGGCATGGAGAGCGGCACGATCGGTGGGCATCTGCCCGCCAGCACTCGCGGGCTTGCGATCTCCGCCGTCAATGCGCTCGGGCGGATGGCGCCCGGCCGTTCGGCGCAGGCTGAAGCTGTTGAGCGGCTGCTCATGACGCCCGCCGATGCAAGCATGGTGGGCAAGCTCGAAGGCGCCCGCAAGGCGGCCATGCAGCCGCCCCCTCCGACTCCGTACACTGATACGGCGCTTCCGGCGGCGGGCACCAACTCGATTATCGAGATGCTGAACATGATCGCTAAGTCTCTTGATCCTTCACTGACGGGACAGCAACAGTGAGCCACCGCACCGATACCGAGCGCTACTACCCGAGCTACGGGCCCATCAACGGGCCCTTTCCCGGTTACGCCGCTGGCAAGATGGGAATGCCCGTGCAGCAGCCCGCGCCCTATCCAACGATCGGGCCGCGCACTGTGCCCTTCCGGCCGGAAGACGAGTCGGAGTATCCCGAGAATCCTTTCATGCAGGCGCTCAAGCAGGCATGGGGCTTCGCCAAGCAGAACGCCCCGATGGGCATCGGCCCCGGGCTTCAGATGGTTGAGGGCTTGGCGCACGATGTGGGCAAGCTGGGCACTGCGATCGCTGACCGGAACGTTCCGGGCGCCGGTGGACGCGAAGCGATCACCAACGCTGCACTGCCGCTCGCGCTGAACTTCTACCCGATGGGGGCGGCGCCTGCTGTGCGCAGCGTGGGGCGCGAAGCCACTGAGCGGATGATTCGTGAGGCGGCGGAGCAGGCGGGGCGGCCCTACGGCGGGATGTTCGATCGCCCGGGTGACGCGGACCTGATCTCGCAGATTCGGGCCAATCGCCCGGATGTGTCGCACTTCTCGATGGATGAGCTAAAGCAGCAGATCGGTGCGACCAATCAGCGGCTCGCGTCCTTCGGTGATACGCCCGTAAGCGCCGCGCAGAGTCAGGTGGCGATCGCGCACGACGAGACGTACATGCGTGCGCTCACTGACGAGTACGCCCGGCGCCGTCAGGCTCAAGAGCCCGCGCTTGTCCCGGGCCCCCGTGGTAGCCGCAGCCGGGCGGCTGCGAGCGACGAGGCTGCGTGGAACCTGAAGAGCCCGGAAGAGCAGCAGCGCTACCGGGAGTACCACGACTACATGACGCGGCTTATGCAGTCCCGGCGCACGGGTGAGCCGATGCAGATCAAGCCCGAAGACGAAGCGGTGATCGCTGGCCTTGAGACGTTCATCGGGCGGCCCTCGTCTCCGATCCCGGCAGACGCTATGCCGCCCCGTGGGCACCGGCCCGGCGGCATGAACGTGCAGGAAGACCCGGGCATGATGGGCATTGGGATGGACCCACACGGCAACGCTGGCCTGCTGCCGGGTGGCGCTGGGACGCCCCCGCCCGCCCCCACTGGTGGACGTACTCTGATTAAGGGCGGGATGACGAAGGAAGACGCGATCGCGCTCAACAAGCAGATGGCGAAAGAGGGCAAGGCCACGCAGCCGATGCAGAACAAGGAAACCGGCGAGTGGGAGGTGTGGCAAAAGGGCGCTGGGGCCAAGGGCCCGCGCTCGGACATTGGCGTGGAGAAGGTGAAAGAGCCGGTCGCGCCCAAGAAGTCGCTCGAAGAGCAGAAGGCGGAAGCGCTCGGGCTTGATCCGGCTGAGTTGGAGTGGGCGAAGAACCACGGGCAGCGGGAACTCGATGAGGTGAACAACGAGTACACGCGGACGGCGAACGACTACGGCATTCCTCAGCAGGAACGCCAGCGGCGCCTTAATCAGCTTTCCGATCGGTACAGCAACATTCAGCAGCGCCGGGAAGCGATCGAGCGCGACGCTCGGTTCCTCAAGGACAATCCGACTGCGACGCTCGATGACATCACGGAGTACGGCAAGCTGATCAAGAAGCGGCGCGAGATGGAAGCGATCTTGAAGCAGGCTGAAGACCTGAACCGGCAGGGCATCTACGAGCAGCACGGTACGGAGCTTGCCCCCGAGCACGCTGAGATTTTCCGGCGGCAGCGGGAAGAGGCGAGCTACTCGCAGCGCAACCGTATCATTGACGAGATTGACCGCTTCTCTACGAAGCTCAGAGATCGGCAAGAGCTTGAGGCGAAGAACCGGGCGGCTGAGGCGCACACCGGGCAGTTTCATGCGTTCGCTGAAGCGCAGAAGAAAGGCGTTGACCCTGACCGCTTCCCGCATGATCAGGTGGCACCGGACATCAAGGGCGCGAACAGACCCTTCATGAGCCGGGCCCGCAACGTCGTGGCGCGTGACTACGCAAACGCCGGGGCCCTGCGCCCTGACGAGTGGCTTGAGCTTCTTCAGAAGGACAATCGCTTCTCGCCGCAGGAAGTGGATTTCCTCGAAGAGATGATGCGTGATCCGGCGCTGAAGGAAGGGCTCATCCTGCCGGAAGAGATGGTGACCCTGATCGAGCGCAACGGCCCGGTGGGCAAGCTCGATCTGCAAGTACACGGGCGCTACCAGCGCGGCGACGCCAGCGGCACGCTGCCCCTGAACTACCGGGCCGAGCCGCTTCAGCCGAAGAACATTCAGGAGTTCATTCCTGAAGTGAAAGAGAACTACTATCAGCAGCCCGCGATTCGGGGGCAGCTTGAAGAGATTTTCCTCGGGTTCAAGGATCGCATGGATGACGACATGCGGGCGAGCCTGACGCGCAAGCGGGCGCAAGGCGCACTGGAAGAGCGGCAGGAATATCTCAACGGGCTTGTCAAGCAGGTTGACGACGCTATGGGCAAGGGTGTGGGCAGGCGCTTCTTGAAGTTTCTGAAAGAGCGTCCCTATGAGATCAAGGACGATGCGGGGGAAGTCTTGCAGTCGCTCGACTTCGTTCCCCGGCTGGAAGACTTCAAGGACGAGAGCGTGCGGCAAGCCTTCTTGGATCACTCCGACGAGCTTGAGTACGCCTTCCGTGAGCGCTTTGACGAGTTCTTCGGCCCGGAGCAGAACCCTTACAACCGGGACGGCGAGCAGCTTTCGTTGCGGGACTTCGATGCGCAAGAAGTGTACAACTCGCGCACCGGCCGGTATGAGTTCCCCGGCACGATCCGGCCCGAAATGGAGTTCAACGATCGGTACTACGCCAAGTCGAATTACGACTACTCGCGCAGGCAGTCTTTTAAGGCGGCAGAGTACGAGAAGCAGATCGCAGAGGGCGAGTACGATGACTATTACCTGAATGACATGTTGTACAACGACATCTACAACAATACCGCTGAGTACATCCCGCCCCCGAGTGAGGATGAGATCATGCGGCTGGCGCGTGAGGCGCAGGATCGTGATCTGCGGCAGCGCAATGCGCAGCCCTTGCCTGCGACTGACGAGACGCAATTTCAGGTGTATCAGCGCGTCAACAAGAACATGGCGTACGAGGAACTCAAGGTCTACACACCCGGCGCGGACATTCAGGGTGGGCACTTCGATCGGGCACAAGACCTTGCGTCGCACGCTCGGACTGAGTTCCACATGGGCTATGAGGGCGCGGACAAGACGCAGCTTCTCTTGGAGTCGCAGAGCGACTACGCTAAGAAGATGACTGAGATGCGGCGGCGCAATGCCAAGGCAGGCAGGCCGGACACGTATGAGAAGAAGACCCCGTGGGAGTCCGGCGGGGTGTACAACCGGGCGAACGTGGCAGCGGCAATGTACCGGGGCGCGCTGAAGGGCATGGAGTGGTTCTCGTGGTCCTCTCCGCTCAACCGGAACCGGCGCGCTCATCTTCACGCCGATCCTGCCACCCGGGGCTATGGCCGGGAGATTCCTGAGTGGGTGCGGAAGGTGTACGACCACTTCGGGGAAGAGATCGAGGTGCAGTATTGGACCCCGGAGAACACGGTGGACGCGGGCGGCTATGCGAACCCCGAAGGCTACCAGCCGGGCGATCAGCAATTCATCCGGGTCCGTGTGTCGCCCCGCATGAGGGAGTTGATCAAGAAGCACGGTGTCTCGGCGCTCGGGCTCGGAGCAGTGGCGATTGGGCAGGCGACGGGAGGTGAGGACGAATGATCGAGTGGTTTCTGGCGCTAGTCTTCGGCCCCCCGATGGGCTCGGCTGGCACGGTGAAGTAAGCAAGAGAAAGGGCCCCGATCGCTGGGGCCCTTTTCCTTACTGCGCCTGAAGCTCGCACATCTCGAAGTGCCCGGTGTCATGTCCGGCGCCGAATCCTTTCATCCAGAGCAGCGCGTGCAGCATCTCGTGCTGAATCAGCAGCTTGTTGTAGATGTACTTCTCAAGCACGAGGAAGTTGCTCTGCTCAACTGCCGTGTAGCCGGGGAAGGGCCCGGCGCCCCTGACCATGAACCCATCACCCGGCACAGCGATCCATGACCAAGCGTACAGCGTGCCCTTGATCCCGGCGCAGTGCTGGACTTCCTTCCACCAGAGATCATACACTGCCGGTGGATCGTACTGACGAACGAAGATCGTGTCCACATCGAAGATCGAGTCCCGGCTCATGAGCAGCCCGCCCTTAGCCATTGCGCCCGGCGCCTGCCGATCGAGCGCGGCCTGAATCGAGTCCGGCACCTGAGCGTCAGCCGTCATCCAGCATCCGCCCACCAGCAACCCCACCACAAATGCCGCCGCCACGACCAACTTGCGCATGTCGCTACTTCGTCCCTTCGACAGAATTGTTATGGCTCTGGATTCGTACCTCCGCACGAATCGCACTTGCTAAGGATAGCAAACGGTTCCGCTCAAGGCCAGCCTTTTGCGTGGCCTCATATTCGATCGCCAGCGCAGTGCGCAGGAGCATGGTGGGGAACGGGCCCACCGGGACGATCTTGCTCGGGGCGCTCATACCAAGTCTTCCGGGTTTTCCTCAGCCACGGGCGCCGGGGTTACCGGCGCCTTCTTGGGGCTGGGGTTGTCAAGCTCGGGATCACGGAAGTGGTAGCAGCCGGGCACCAACTCGATCGCCCACGACTCCCGAATGTCCTGCATCACGTCTCTCATCTCCACCTCAGCAGGTTAGAGAGTGCGACAGGTCCGGCGTTGTCAGCCGCCTTCGCCGGATAGAACTTCGGCGGGGCCGGGCGCTTTGCCGCCCGAGCCGCCCGCGCCTTCTTCAACTGCTCTGCAAGCTGCGCCTTGCGCTCGGCAGACATCGGGGCGCGCTTCGCCCGGGTCCGCTTCGGAGTGATCCGCACGCGCTTGGCGAGCAGGCACTCTTCGAGATGCTGCGCCGCTTCGACTCCCATGAACTCCCGCACCAGTGCGAGATAGCTCACGAGGAAGAGCGGGTTGTGCCCCTCACCCGGCGGGGCGTAGATGTGTCCAAGCTCGTGCAGGGTGGAGTGCGTATCGAGCCGCCCGATCTTGATCTTGTTCAGCCCCGGGTAAGCGAAGCTCCGTGACCAAACGTACTTTGCGTTCTTGCGCACCACGACGCGCGGCGCTTCCACGCGCTGATAGGGCACGCGCCCCCGCTTCTCTGCGGTCCACTTGTGGACCTTGCCAACGTACTCCATGAGTTCCCACTTCGAGGGGAACCGGGTGATCCAGCCGCGCTCAAGTGCCGTAGGCCGCCACATAGCTTCTGCGTCGTAGACGCGCTGACGCTGGGAATCCCGCTTACGCATTCTGCATTCTCCTTTGTCTGATCACTAGTTCTTCGAGCCGGTTCTCTTTCCACCAGTTGACGAAGGCTTCGCCCGCTTGGCGAACCACGGTCCCTTCCCGAGCTTGGGTGGATTGGGCTTGGGCCCCGCCAGCCACGGGCCCTGCGACGATTTCGAGCACTGCACCGTTTCTCCTTTCTGAAGAGGTGGACTTGCTACCGGCCCTATATAGTGCAATTCCGGTGCCACTCGTAAGTCTTTTAGAATGGCGACCGGAATTGTACACTGCTGTTGCAAAACAACAACATTTGTGCGGCACGATTCTTGCTACTGGCGAATCGTCGCGTTGGTCAGCTTCTCAAGCTCGATCAACTCGCGCGGGGTGCAGTGGATCGTGGCAACCCGGATGCCATCGAAGAACATCTCAGCGACAGCGTTGTTGCCAGCCTGCGAGACTTTCTTTAGCTCGACTTTCAAGCGGCACCGTCCTTGATCGTGTAGTGGTGTGGACTGCGGTCAGCGTACTTCTCCTTCAGGCGCTTCACCTCGGAGTCAACCGAGTTCAGGTACGCCACCGTGGCGGCGCCCTTGTACTCCCGATCATCAAGCAGCATCCCGGTAACCTGCGCGTCCTTCAGGATCGCCAAGCAGGCGAGCGCATGATCGAGGTGACCAAGCTCAGAGTCAGGCGCCCGCTCTTCGCCAGCCATCCACCGGCCCATGTGCCGATTGAGCGCATCGAAGTAGATCGAGGGGCGCACACCAGCCGCGCGCCAATTCGAGCGCCCGTACTTCAGCGCCCCTTCGAGCAGCGCGAGTGAACCGCCGATCGTGGCAGACATCGGCCAGAGGTGCAGGGGAATCTTGTCCGAGCCGATCAGGTCTTTCGGATTGCTCGGCTTCGTATCAGGGCCGTTCTCGCCGTTGCCCTCACGGACCCAAGAGGGCTCAGGCCGGGGCTTCGGGCCCCGGCAGCGATCGCAGATGTAGGCTCCCAAGCAAGTACACTTCAAGGCAACGCTCCCATGTTAGGTGTAATCGAGGCAAAGCTCTTGTTAAGGATCACTGCTTGACGCTCGAAGTTCTTCGAGAAGTCCAGATGATAGCCCCGCAGATCGCGGGCGAAGGTGTTCGATGCGCGGGACGTAGGAACGCCCTCAGCGCTCGCCCATTCGTTGTAAGCGTGCCAGAGATCGAGCACACGCACTTCAGCGCCGGGCGCGTCCACCGTCTTCTCAGACAGGAAGCGAGCGATAATGTCTTCCCGCTCGAAGTGCTCTTCCGTGAAGTTCCGCACGATCGGCGGAGCGGTGAGCCCTTCCTTCTGCCACGACAAGCAGCCTTCGATCATCCACGCGAGAATCGCCGGGTACTCCGCCGCGAGCTTGTCGCGCAGCTTGTTATCCACCACAGCGGGCGGATTGGTGAAGGGCACGAGGTGCAAGCGGCGCTGCATACCCATCGAGTTGTCGCCCAGCGCAGGCGGATTGTTCATCTGAAGCAAGAGCTTAAACTGCGGCTCGAAGTTGAAATTGTCCTGATACAGAAAGCGCGCTTGAATGCGGTCCTGCCCGCTCAACTCCTTGAGCTTCGCCGGATCGAGACGCTGCTTAGGGTTCACCTCGGTAGCGGACACCAGCCGGGCGCCCGCGAAGCTCGCAATGTCGGTAGAGTGAGCGGTGTTATTGCCCTTCTCTACAAACGTGTCCATCTTCGCGCTGACAGCGTACTCCCCGAGCACGGCTTCGAGCGTGGCGCGGAAGGTTCCCTTACCGTTGCCGCCCTGACCGTACAGCACGCTAAACTGCTGCTCGTACGTCGCGCCGGTCAGGCAGTATCCAGCGTAGCGCTGCAAGTACGCCTGAAGCGTCTCGTCGCCCTTGGTAGCTTCCGACAGGAAGCGGCGCCACTCCGGGCACGGGCCGCCGAAGTCCGGCGCCACCCCAGCGAGCTTCGAGCACAGCAGCGCCGGGTCCGGCGCCATGCGCTGACCCGAACGAAGGTCCACGATCCCGTCAGGCGTATTGAGCAGCCACGGGTCCGCATCAAAGCTCTTCAGCGCGATCGCCACACCGGGCGCGTGCTTCAGCAGCGACTCGACTGCGTTCTTCTTGCCGTTGCTGGCGATCGCTTTCGATTCCTCAACTGCCTTGCGGTCACCGACTGCGCGCCGGTCCATAGCGATCCGGCAGAGCGTGCCCTTAATCAATTCAAGCGCTTTTCCACGCAAGTCTTTCTCCCACGTCTTCCCGGTCCAGACGTACCACTTGCCGTCTTCGCTGGCGTAGCGAATCACGTCGCCGTGCTCCTTGACCACTTCTTCAGCGAGCCACACGTCCGAGTAGCGGGGCGACGTGGCGGGCGCGTCGTCAGGCGCGTCCAGCGTGGACAGATCAACGTCCGCTGGCGCATCGAGCGCCGGGAGAGCATCAAAGGCTTGGTCAGCGGTGAAGTACCCGTGCTCGGACGCCTTATCGAGCAGCCAAGGCCACCCAATCTTGTACGGGCCCACGCAGCGGTTAAACTCCGAGATGACACGTCCGGCGTCATTCCCCTTGGGCCACTTCAGCGACCAAGCAAGGAACATCTCACGAGCGTCGTGCTCGCCCTCAACGCCGCACGCGGCACGGAGAGCATACGCCACCTTGAGCCAATCTTCCCGCGCGTCAAACTGGTGATCGTTGGGAAGGTGTTCCATTGCCTCATACACCGCATCGAGGCTCGGGGCCCTGAGCGACTGCTGATCGAGCGAGAGCTTCGAGCTTGGTACGCCTTCGCCCTCGTACTCGACGTTGTAGCCCTTGCCCTCGAAGGCGACCTTCACCGCTTCGCGGAACGCGAGCGCAAGCTCACGGGTAATGAAGGTCAGCCGGTCAGGGATGTACTCGCGCATGTCCTCAGTCCACTCGTAATTGGCGCCGCTAGGATGCGTGCCGTACACGAGGTACTGTTGTCCAGTGCCGAGCACCTCAACGAGATGCTTCTCGTAGCCGTCCTCTTCCGGGTCTTCGCCCTTGGTGATCCACGCGCGCAGACGGCCGAACGGCACGTCTGTGGCGTACATCATGAGCCGCTTCGGACGCCTGCCGTAGCGCACCGGCGCGGGCCCGAGATACTTCTCCGCAAGCATTTGGATGTAGTCGGAGATGACCTGATCTTCCGAGTCAATGTCTACACCGGGGAAATTGTCAGCGCGCATCCCAACATTGGCGCCGTCAATCATCCACTGGCGCACGTCGTCAACCGAATGCTGCGACTGCTGCCACGGGTAGCCTGCCCACGTCCCATTTTTATTCCGGCGGCCGGGCACCTTGCCCAACTGCGACGGGACGAGCTTCGAGCCGGGAGAGATCGTCGCGCCGGGCGGCACGACACTGATCAGATCGGTGAAGCCATTCTCAAACAGCACTTCAGGGAGATAGCGTTGATCGCTCACTTGCGATACCGCTCCCCACGCCAGCCTTCAGTCATGATCGGGAATCCTTTTGCCCATGCAGGCGGAGTCCGCAGCACGCGCTCAAACTCTTCCAGCGTGCCGAATTGTTTCCCCACTTCCGACACAACTTCGTCGTGGACACTCAAGATAGGTGAGTAGCCCAATTTGTCCAGCGCCAGTTTACCGGCGGCCATGATGTCCCGGGAGAGCGCCTGAACAATGTTTTCGATAATCAGGCCGCCATACAAGTGCATGGGGCCCCACTTCTTAGTCATCGGATGGACCCCGTAGAATTGTACCGCCGGGAGGAACACACGCCGCTCGGGCGTACTCCACGGGGCTTCCCGGTCCACGATCGAGGGGGCAGCGTAGGCCAGCGGGCGCCCGCTCGGAAGCACGATGTACAAGTAATTGCCCATCTTAACGAACTTGGTGCAGCCCTCGGGGCCGATCCGGTGGACTGAGCCCGGGGCCCGCACGGCGGCGATCGCTGCCTCATTTGCGTCATCCCACAACTGAACAACTCTGTCATGAGTCTTGCGATATGTGCCAACCGCGAGACGCGACTCTTCGAGGTTCACCCGGAGTTGGTACACGTCCCATGCAGCGGTAACGAACTTGTCCGGCCCCATCTGGAATCCACACCCGAGTTCAGCCGCTTTGCCCGCCTGACGCCCTTTCGCGTCCACCTTGAGCACATGGTCAGCCTTGCCCATTGCGACGGCCATATGGCGGTAGGGATCGTACAGCGGCTTGTCAGCCTTGGGCGCCGCGTCGCCCTTGCGGAAAAGCTCAAGAATATTTTCTTGACCGGCGAGCCAATTCACGCCCCGGCACTCAATGCCTGAGTAGTCCGCAGCCATGAGATCGTTGCCCGGCGCCGCCCGGATCATCGAGCGCAGCATGGCGGAGATGATCACGAGGGGCGGGGCGAACAGATTGAGCCGCTCGTACGCCCCGGCCAGCACGTCTTCGATGTAGTTCTCAGCGTTGTCGTAGCTCGCAAGCTCGCCCCGGGGCATGTTGTGGGGCTGAAGATGCTTCGCCGTCCACCGGCCCGTACCGGCGCCGTGATACAGCAGAAGCCCGCGAGCGCGATCGTCCGACTGCGCCACGAACCGCATAGCCTTCAGCTTCTTCACGCTCTCCTTGCCTGCCTCAGCGCGCAGCCTGAGCAACTCCCGAGCTTCCGGCGTGATCTCGTTAGCGAGAATCTCAGCGATCGCTTTCTTAGCAAGAGAATTGGCTTCGATGCCCTCGGTAAGAGCGAGCCACTCTTTCATGGCGCGCACCTTGGTGGGGCCCTGCACAACGCCCTTGGTCAGCGAGATCAACTGCGCCTCAGCGTCAGCCTGCACGGTATCCACGATGCGCTGCGCCGCGTGGATCAGCGGCAGATCGAGGAAGACGCCGCGATCGTTCATGCGCTGATCAAGCAGGAACATCTCGCGCTCGGCAGGGATCAGGCGTCGCGTTGCCTTGTACATCCCGCGCTCTGCGCGCACGTCGTCTTTGCAGTAGGAGTACAGCTTCTCCCACTCTTCCGGCGTCACGGTGGCGTACACGATCGTGCCGTCAAGCTCGATCTTCTTCGGCTTGCACGCCTTCAGCATGATCCGGTAGCCGCTCTTGTCCTTCTGCGTGGGCACCTTGCACACGATCGCAGCTTTCTCAAGCTGGCGGGGCAGCGACATAGCCGCAGCTTCGGCCGCAGTGCAGTGCCACTGCTCGTCAGCCACCACGGGCCAGCCGTGCTTCGGAACCATCACCTTCTTCCAGATGATGCGCTCGAATTGCGCATTCCACGCGCGCATCTCGCCGCCGCCCTGAATGTGCTGGCGAAGCCGCTCAGGGAACGGCTCGCCAGCAATCCAGATCGAGGGCTCTTCGTCATCGAAAGCATAGGCAAGGCAGTGCGCATCTGTGGTGGGATCATCGGCATACTTATAGACCCCGCACTTTTTCAGATCAGTGCAGGAGAACGTCTCGAAGTCTACCGTTGCAACAGTCACGCGCATTACCTTTTCTGTGCAGGGAAGGCGGCGCCCGCCCCCGCTTAGATCGAGGGAGGACGCCGCTTGTTTCTCTTACAGAACGGAATCGAGTTCAGCCGCCGAAGCGGGGGCCGCCGAGAGATCAGCGGTGAAGGCATCCTGCGCGTCAACGTGGTTATCGAGACGCTCGCCGTCGCCCATCTTCTGAACGTTCATGAGCGACCACGTAACACCCTTCGACTTGTTCTCGAAGGTGTAAGCGCGAATCATGAGCCGCGCCTTCACGCCCGGGTACAGCACCTCACTGATCTTGTCGTCAGGGATGCGCTCGGGCTTCGTGCTGCCTGCCGCAGCGTGACGGTAGACGCACTGAGGCTTGCGCTGACTGCGCGCATTGAAGAAGATGCAGCCCTCACCGGCGAACTTGTCGTACCCCTTCGAGGCGCCGTCCTTGCGGAAGGGCCACTTCAGGGCGCCGTCCTTGATCATCTGGACAGCCTTATCGCCCCAGCGCTCGGTAGCAGCCTTGAGCGCCGCAGCCTTGAGCGCAGACAGGTCCACGCTGGCCGGGAAGATGATGGCGGTAGAGTAGGTCAGCTTGCCGCCGGGCTTGATCTTGCCGTCGTCGTCACGTTCCTGCTGTGGCGTGGCAAGGAAGGGATACGAGAGAATCCCCTCGGGAGTGATGACGGTCTTGCCGTCGTTCTGCTGGGTCTGTTCCGTGCTCATCGTTCTCTTTCTCTGTGTAGTTATGGAAGTGCGTCAAACCCGGATTCAATTTGCACTGCATTTCTCTTGTCGTCAAGCCTTGCGAGCGTAACACCACTAGAAATGCTCGGGCACAAATCCTGAGCCACTTCCTTGAAGCGCTTCTTCCCGATGTGCTTCTCTAACTGCGCAGGCGAGCG